GTGCTGCTGGTTGTGATGGTGGAAAGGGAGATGCAGGGATGATAGTATTGATTTACTAAATGTTCGTGTTATATTCAATACGATTGAATATAATTAATTGACTAAACGCTGTTAAGAGCGTGAATTCGGATTTAGCAGTAGTCACAAGGAGGTATTTCTAAAAGAGCTGTCCTGAAGGCACCGAGGTCAAGGCATTCGCATTTGCGAAGAGCCTTACAGACCTTACGCTGCTTAATACGCTTGGCAGTGCCGTGGCATACAGCCTGAGGGAGGAATTTGTCTTCGCATTTGCTGCAAGATTTCACAGCGCCAGCAGAACTCCCATCCTCTCTCGCAGGATAGAACCAGTTGAAATTTCCAGTCGGCTGGAAGCAGGTGAATTTAGCGCACTTGACGCATTTCTTTTTGTAGCTCACAGGGTAGAACTTGTAGGTAGTGTTGGTATCAGAACCAACAACATAAAGCACCCACTGTCTGAAGTTTCCACATTCGTCGTATTCCTTGTCGAACACACCAATCAGAGGTTGGTACATAAGATGTTCAAGGGGGTCGTCATGTTTCTTAGGGATGTAGAAAGCCACAATAAAGCGGTAGCACTGTTCTACGCAGAATGCGTAACAGTCTTTCCGTACGCAGCAAGGGTCCTGGCGGGTGTCGTGGTGATCAAGATGATCACTGGCGAAAGCGCCACATTTTTCGAAAGTCTTCGATTTAACAAGCCAATAGCCGTCAACTTTTGGAACACAGTCTTTGCCCATTTTTTACATGGCAAAATAAAATTTTTGCCATAAAGTTAAAAAATTTATTTATGAGTTTTTAGAGCAAAAAATATTTCTTTTTTTTTAGATGGCAGGACAGTTCCGAAATAAGAGATCTTGAGGGCGCGAAAAATCTTTGACAATACATATATCCCCAAAAGATTTAGTGAAGAATTTTCTATATTCTTTAGAGGTTTTAAATACTAGTATAGGATGGTAACCTGTATGCTGATTCGCGGTTAACATAGATCGGACGACAGATTTTGCTTGGTTATTATATTCTGAATGCGGGTCCTTATCGTTTACGATCATCACCACATAAGATAAGCCTTTTGTTTTAGTGCATAACATATTAATTTCCGACACTAAAGGGTAGGCATTTTCCGCAGATGTGATGACAAAGATGTATAATGGTTTTTCTTCTGAACAAGTAATTCTAGAGGATCGACACATCACTCGAATCCACCGTATCAAAATATAGATAAATAAAACCGCCCCAAATATTATGATATAATCTATCATTTTATATCTTCTTTGATCATCAAAGAAGATTATTTCTTATTTCTTATTTCTTATTTCTTATTTCTTATTTCTTATTTCTTATTTCTTATTTCTTATTTCTTATTTCTTATTTCTTATTTCTTATTTCTTATTTCTTATTTCTTATTTCCTGATAGGAAAGAATTTTGTCAATTTTAGATTGAATATCTTTCGGAGAAAGATTAAGAGTATCTAATCCATAAACATCCGCCAAGATCAACATATCATCATTAGATAAATCATCGTTATAATATTCTGTAAACAAATCGGGTTTATCTATTTCTTCTTCTGTACTTTCTTGTCCTTCAAAACTATCTAAATTCTCGCTCCCATAGAAAACAAATTTTTGTAATATCTCCAGAGGACAATCCGTCCAATCCTGAATATCAAAATGAACCCGACCATCGGCCCGAACTTCGTCAATACGACAATCTTGTTTGAAAACATATATTTGATATCGATGGGGGTCCGAATCTGGAGATGGAGAAGGAGAGAGATATTCAAAAACAACATCTCCTTCCTTGTTCCCATTAATATCCGTAATATTAACCATTAAAAAATGGATAAAAGGAGAATCATGTGGGTTTTCAGGGTAAGGAGCATCTACATCTATCATTAGGATAGTATAAATATCTTCATCTGACATTTCCCATTCGAAAACATAAGTATCGGATAAATCTTTAGTGGGAAGCAATTCCCCTTCTCGTACTTGGTAATTTCCGATTTCTACATACATCTATTTTTTTAGAGATGTATGATATTATTTTTGACACACAATTAGCTTTTATTGGGAGTTTTTATAACGCCTTGCCTTCCTCCGTTTATTTTTGCTAACTCGTTTCCATTCTCCGTCTTCTTTTATTTCTCCACTGTCGGATGAAATAGGAGAGTTTTCTGGAGATGTGATTTTCCGGATGGTTGAAGGGATTTCAGGTAGAGATTCGGCAATAGAATGGCCCTCCTTACTATCACTATCATCGACCGAAATATCGCCTAAGATGTCGACTCTTAAATCTTGATAACCACTTCTGATACATTCTATTTGTGAATCCGTATAATTCACTTCCGATAGATATTCCAACCATTCCTCGTCATGTTCGGGGTGACACCGATGGTGTTCTTGAATCTTCTGAACCCGTTTTTGATAAGTTTCTTTTGTGTCCTTGAGTTTCTTTTCCATCATTTGCAAACGAGCGTAATTTTGGAGGGCTAATAACCACTGTTGTTTGTAGTGAGAAATATCATCAGGGTCAAGTTCCTTTTCTTGTTCTTGGAGGATGGATTGTTCTTCCTCGTACTTTTTGGCGTAGGCCTCTTGCTGTTTCCTGAATTCTTGATCTTCAAACTCGACCAACTTTCCGTTAGCATCTTGTTTAATAACTGTAGTGTGGCCTGAATCTGGAACTTCTCTTAATTCGGCCCATCGACATAATTGTACGGCACAAGTTCTACTCCCAGTAGATTGAGTAATAAATTCTGCCCTTTTTTCCGCTCTAGATTGGTTGGGGAAAATACCCAAAAGAATGAAAAGCCCGTAAAGATTATCCGGATTTCCATCTTCTTTACAGATATCTCGATTTAAAACATAACTATATACACCCCACGATCCCTCTTGTCCATCTGGTGGCGCTAATTTGCACAGAGCTTTCAGAGAATTCACCGTTGCATGGGAGGGTTTTTTGGTATACGAGATTGCAGGTTTACTTTGATCATCCATTTTTTTACTTGGATGCTTTTCTTAAGCATTTTTGAATCAATTGCCTAGATATTTCCGTACAATACTCAAACGAAGGATTTAAATTACTAAAAGAAGCTTCTAATAACATAAGAATAGTATATGCGAGATTATCACGGATAAGACACGAGTCAACATTGGTTAAATGGCGGTGTAAAGATTCAGATGTTCTGTTATAAATGTCGTCATCTTTTCCCATCAAAATAAATCCCATAGGATCTACATTTCTGAAAATCTCTTGTATTTCAGAAAGGCTTAGTGTATTCATTTCTCCGATCTTGCTTAAATATTGCGTTTCATTTTGATAAATGGAAGATCCAAAACAAAAGGAAAATGAAAAGCTGATATTGGTAACTGGAGGAGCTGGATATATAGGTTCGCATACCGTTTTGGAATTACTTAGAAATGGTAAGAGTGTTCTAGTGATAGATAACCTTTCTACTTCCGATAAGGAAAATTACACGCGATTATCTAAACTGTATCCCTATAGACTGTCCTTCAAAAAACAAGATCTAAGAAATAAAGATACGTTGATTCAACTTTTTGATCACTATTCTATTGAAACAGTAATCCACTTTGCTGGATACAAATCGGTGGGAGAATCTGTTAGAGAACCTTTAAAATATTACAACAACAATATTTATTCTACAGTAGTCTTATTAGAAGTAATGAAGATATTTGGAGTGAAAAATATAATTTTTTCCTCTTCGGCTTCTGTTTATGGTATACCTATAGAACTGCCAATAACAGAATCTCATTCTCTTAACCCTCAAAGTCCTTATGGAAAAACCAAATATTTCCTGGAAGAAATACTCAAAGATGTAGCTCATTCCGATCCCGAATTTAATTGTGTGATTTTGAGATATTTTAATCCAGTAGGAGCAGATTCATCGAAAATTATACATGAAAATCCCAAAGGGAAACCTGAAAATCTGATGCCTTATATTGTTAAAGTTATACGAGGTGAATATCCCCATTTAAATATATTTGGAGACAATTATGAGACAAAGGATGGCACGGGAATCCGGGATTATATTCATATCGTTGATCTAGCTAAAGGACATTTGGCGGCCTTGAATGTATTTAGGGAAAAGAATGACGATCAAAACCTGCATATTTATAACTTAGGAACCGGTACTGGATATTCTGTCAAAGAAATGGTTCGGACCATGGAAAAAATATCGGGATGTATTATCCCGGTTAAAATAACGAATCGTAGACCCGGAGATGTACCTATTTGTTATGCCGATGCAAAGAAAGCGTGGAAAGAACTCGGTTGGAAAGCGGAACTGGATCTTGAACGAATGTGTCAAGATTCCATCTAAGATGAGAAACGATTATACTTTATTAATTATCTATCCTACCTGGTATATGATGAACTAAATAGGCGCAACCGTTAATTTTTTTATGTTTCCCGTTTGAATTAGGGATTAGATACTCACTAACAAAAACCCAATCATGTCCATATTTTGAACTAGTCCATTTATAGCAAGATTTATTTTTATGTGCAATAGCAGATGTTCCTATATGATTCATTCTTAATTCAACATGACGTTCAGTATGTGCAGGTTGTGTTGCAATATAATCATTATAATAAACGAACTCTAAATCATCCGAAAATTGAGTGACTATATTATATAGATGTGTAGGCATAATTTCATCGTCTGAATCTAAATAACAAATAATGCAATCTCGTTCAGTTATACTATCTATTCCTGTTTGTCTAATCAATCCTGAAAATATTTTTTGCTTAGGCATTTTGATTAATCTAATAGTAGATTCTGAGCTAAACCATTTATCGTATAAAGCGTTCGTTATTTCACATCCGTCTGAGACTATTATTAATTCTTTATTAGTGTAGCTTTGATTTATAAAGCTTGATACTGCACGAATAAATTTTTCAGGTTGATTGGTTGCTGAATTAGGATACGGACTTAAATAGGATGCCATTATTACCTTAATGCGTTTCATTGTTATATTTAATATATATACAACTCTATTTTAAATAAATTGAAAGTGTCATAATGATTCCTTATTTGGGAGGATTTTCAGTGACCTACTGAAAATATAGAAGTTTTGAAAAATTTGCAGAAATATAAGATAAAATGTTTAATGAAAAAATGATTTTTTAAAGGCAATATCACGGAAGAAAAATATGAGCTGTGAACATTCGTCCAACACGACACCATCATCTAGACAATATAAGATTGTTGCGAAAGACACCGACACCGACGGGGATCTCGATAAAAGGAGATTGGCGGAAATAGCAGGCATTCCATTTACAGATGGGTGGTCTGCCTTCGATAGCAATGAAGAAAAAGGACTCTATCTTCTACATTCCGATGTAGAACCCAAACGGGCTGGTCTTCCGCGAGGAATTGTGGTCGATTTGGAAAGAGGGGTTATGATTTGTTCTTCTTTTGGTTTTACACCTACAGCTCCCATGGATTGTTTATCTCTTATCCCAGGGACAGACGGCGATCTGGCTGTAACGGATGAACATTTGAACCAACATATCTTTAAACACAACAACTATTGTATAACTCCGGCTTATGAAGGCGTGATCGTTCGCGTCTTCAAACACGATGGAATTGTATACTTTTCTACCCATAAGAAATTGGATTGTTCCCGATCTAGATGGGGTAGATCGGATTATTTCCTTGATATTTACAAAAAGCTCGGTGGACCAAGCGGTTCTGATCTCTTTCCGGAGGATGTTTTGTATTCACCTTGGTGTTACATCTTTCTATTGGTAGATCGGGAACTCTTGGTGGCCACCAAGCAAGATATTGGGGTGGGTTACATAGTGGATCTGGGACTCCAGCAGATGTGGGAATACAGTCCGGAAGGGCCTTTCAAAACCACCGAAGACGACGGTGAAGATTCCAGAACTTTTGCGGGTCCTGAACATAGACGTCCTATTATTGTGTCAGCTTTGGAGGGTAAGTTGAATTTTACGGGAGGTGAAGAATCTTTCCTTGTTAGACCTTGCCAGCTATCACTGGAGGAAGCCAACCGATTTTTAAAGCAAGGATATCTGAATGAGGATGAGGATGAGGAAGTAGGATCTAAATTTTCTGGTGAATCGGTCATACTTTATCAGTATGATGATAGTGGAAGATTATCCGATTCTGTGCGAGTGCAATCGCAAGGCTATCACTGGCGCATTCGGATGCGAGGGGATAATCCTAACCTTCGCCACCGCTTTTACCAACTGTTAAACGATGCTTTGAAGCCAGATAATGTAGATTCGCTTTTAAGCAAATATCCGCTCTTTTATCGACGAGAAAAACGGGACAAGCGTCGTGATACTATTTGGGTAGATCACTGTGGACAGTCCATAGAACTTGATCTTAGACAAACAGACGATCGTATCTTCTTGGTTTATGTAACATTCTATGAATCTCTTCCCGCGGCCCAAAAATCAGAAGGGATGAGATTGTGGGATGATTTTAAGAAGGATCGAGATGACGTTACAGCGTGGATACAGGATTTGGCAAGTGGTGAAACAGCACCCCCAGAAGATGAAGATGGAAATCCGTATTTAACCCCGCGATTACAAAATATTTTAAGATTGACTAAGGAACATGCTGTGAATCGACAGCGACAGGGAAGAGATAGAAATAGATATGGAAAACGAATGAGATATGACTTTTTAGTGAAGGCCAATATCAGAAATCTTATTCTGCGCGAAAGCGGGACCAGCTTGTTTCGGTTGATTCGTGAAATGCGACGCGCGGAACGGTCCATTGAACTTAAAGAAGAATAGATGTATCCGAGGGAATAAATAAACATTATAACTTACATAATTTAAATTATGTAATTCCAATATTAAAAGACAACGAGTATATCAAAAAACAATGAGTATATCAAATAAGAAAATATTAATATTTGGTGGATCTGGATCGTTGGGCAATCAAATAATTACAACGTATATCCACGATAATATCATAACTAATTACTCTCGTGATGAATGTAAACATTGGAAGATGAGTCTCATCTATAAAACAGATCGATTGTCACATATAATAGGAGATATTAGGGATTACGATCGTGTAGAAACCTCTATTATTCGAGAACAACCCAATATAATTATAATAGCAGCTGCTCTTAAACACGTGGACAGATGTGAGTTTTCGATTGAAGAATGTGTGAAAACCAACTTCATGGGACCAATGAACGTTTTGCGCGCCGTCGAATCCAATATCGACCGAATTAAGAGTTTGACATGTGTTGTCTTTGTCAGCACCGACAAAGCATGTGAACCGACCAATGTGTATGGACTATCAAAATCTTTGGCCGAAAGCGCGATGATAGAAAAATCATTGTATATCAAAGATTGTAAGTTTGTTAATATCAGGTATGGCAATGTTTTGAATTCTCGGGGAAGCATCATTCCGATTTTACACGAAAAGGGACAAGACCCCAACGTTGCCCATTTTTCTCTAACACATCCCGATATGACGAGGTTTGTAATGACGTTAGAACAAAGTGTCGTCCTGATAGAACATGCGATATTAGAAGCTGAATCAGGAGATACGGTGATTCCAGAATTAATATCTATGAGGTTGGTAGATTTAATGGATATATTTTCAGAAAAATACCACAAACCAGTAAAAATAACTCGAATACGCCCCGGAGAAAAAATGTTAGAATCGTTGATTAGTGAAACCCAATCAAGGAGATTGGTGAAGGGAAAGGATGGCTATATGTATATTAAACCTTGCTATAAAGATATCTTGCTTGAAGATAACGTTATGAATTATAATAGTCGCATGAACCCTTTGGGTAGGGATACACTATATGCTTACTTGAATCGACTTGGATTGTTATGACTTCATCCATATAAATTTATTTACTATAGATGTATATCCGCTTATTATTTTACATACCTTTTCTGAAAAATTAGTATCATTGTAATTTGGGATATTACACGTGGAGTAATCCGAATGAATCGATAGATTGATGGATTCTTTTAAATACTTCCAATCGTTATTTCCTAAAATTATACTTCCCGCATCGATCCCTTCTGGATGCTCGGTGGAAGTTCTCAATAAAACGGCTCTAAAATTTAGTATTTTAGATTCTTCCGTCACAGTTCCGCTATCCGAGACAACACATAAAGAATTTTGTTGGAGTTTGTAATAATCAATTAATCGCACTGGTTCTGATAAAATAACATTAGATTCGAATGTAGTTCCTTCTTTCTCGATCCTTTTCCTCGTTCTTGGATGAACGGTAAAGAATATTTTCTTGTTGTAAGTTTTTGATAACATATTTATAGAATGGATCATCCTGTTGAAATTTTCGCTCAAGTCTATATTTTCTTCTCTGTGCGAACTCCAGACAAAATACTCGTTCTCAGACAAATTATGCCTGTCTAATATTTCTGAGGTTTTTATTTTGTCTTGGACATTCAACAACACTTCAGGAATGGGCGAGCCAACTACGAAAATGTATTGAGAATTTAGGTTTTCTTTTAACAAATTACGACGAGCATGCTCCATATAACAAATATTTACATCCGACAGGTGATCTATTAATTTTCGGTTGATTTCTTCAGGAACATTAGGGTCAAAACATCTGTTTCCTGCTTCTAGATGAAAAATAGGAATTTTTAACCTTTTAGCGCTATAAGCGCATAAACAACTATTTGTATCACCCAATATCAAGATAGCGTCCGGTTTCAGCGCGACGAAAAGCTCATACGTTTTTGATATGATATCGCCTATTGTATTTCCTGGGTTTTCCCTTGAACAATTTAAATAATGATCCGGTTTCTCGATGGACAAATCTTCAAAGAAAACCTCATTCAAACTGTAATCGTAGTTTTGACCTGTATGTATTAACTCGGTATCAAATAATCTCCTACACAAATTAATTGTAGAAGACAATCTTATTATCTCTGGCCTTGTTCCAACTATGATAGCTATCTTCATTTTATTTGAGTTTTTAACCTCTTAATAATAACATAAGAATTTATACAAGATAAATTAAATGAAGAAATCTACGTTCGTTTATAATGGAAGAACTTACAATTTTTGTATAAATACAGAGGATCCATCCGGAATGGGGTGCATTGGAGAAATTGTTACCAGGAACGAATATAATTTACATCAATACGAAAATTTATCTACAGCCATCATTGATATTGGAGGAAATTGTGGAATTGCCACTATAATTTTAGCCAAACAAAACCCTGAATCTACTGTATATACATTTGAACCCCATTTTCCAACCTATCAATTGTTAGTCGAAAATGTTAAAATCAACGATCTAACTAATGTAAAAACGTTCAATCTGGCAGTATCCGATAGTAGTGATAAAACATTAGAATTATATATTAGTCCATTATGCTCGGGTGGAAATACCACCTGTTCGGAGAAAGAAGTGATGGATGGACATTTTGGTAGAGAAGTTGATTTCACTCTAGTAAAATGTATATCATTAGACGATTTGATTTCACAAAACCATATACCCTCGATCGAACTGTTAAAAATAGATTGTGAAGGAGCAGAATTTGATATATTGTATAATTCAAAAAGTTTTAAAGAAGGGGTTGTCAAAAATATTGTGGGCGAATTCCACGACTTGAGATATAACACCAAGGCGGAAAACAATAGCCTAAAACTCATAAAATATTGTAAAAAATACGTCCAGACAATTGATGTGTCTATACTGCGCATCTAATTTATTTGATGTATTACATAAACTGGGTTATCTTACATTGACGCCAATATTCTTTCTTTTCGTTCGTGGAAGAGAAGTAGGTTTCTGAAGTCTACGGTCGTGTAATCTGGTTCTCCCAAAAACTCAAAATAATAAGCAAAAAGAAAAGTATTTATTTAAAAAATACAAAAAAGTAACAATGGAAATGAGTCTACCAGTTATCACCTCTAGTAATGAAAAGAAAATCGGGATTAGTTTGGGATGGAATTGTCAGCCAGCTATGCAAGCTGTAAAGTCGGGAGATAGATCCACTCGTGCTAATGGATATAAAACTTGTCCGTTCGATTTAATGATGTCTAATTATTGTGGTTTAATTGAATGTATTCACGATGATTTTGTAGATTTTTGTAACACAGACTATTTAGAAGTAAAGAGTGTCCCCAAAGGTTTACCATATGTTGATTATAATGATTATTGCACAGAAATTATAATAAATACCAAGTATAAATTCTTGTTTAACCATGAAAGTCCAGGACATCCTTTCCTTGCAGAAAGAGAAAAATGGCCAAACGGTAAAACCCATTTTACTGATAACAATTTTGAGGTTTTTATAAATCGTTATAATAGACGTATTGAAAATTTCAGAAATTACATTCAAACTGATAATGCTTCAATTATTTTTATAATATCACGGTTTAATTGTAATAGATCAGATTTAACGGAATTGGATGATATTTTAAAAGAAAAATATCCACATTTGAAATATGACATTAAAATTATAAATGGAGGGGTTAAACCATATTATAACGCATTAAGATTGATGGGATATGATAAAAATGATCCTGAAATAAAAAGGTGTATAAAAACTTAATTATTTTCATTTTAGATTAATTAAATGTATTCCGGGTCTTTAATATTTTAATTAAATACATATTTAATTACATAACTATGAACCCCGTTGATAACTTCCACAGAGCAGTTCTTGCACTTTACAAGATTTTTGGTGGTTAAGAGATGCGCAAAATCATACTATTGGTCTATTATGATACAAACATTCAAATCGATAGTTTAAATCATCGATATTTGGTCCCTCGGATATTTCTAAATATATTTTGTGCGCGTTATGATAATTTACTTTCTTCCCAAATAATTCCTTACCACGTGTTACGGCCCCCGATGTATTCGAGGCTCCCGTGTGAAACAAATGAATTCCACCGACCTTTTCGGTTTCATTGGGTATAAGAACTATAGCTATTCCTAATGTTTTAATTTTTAATAGGAAATCGTCGTCGTCGTACCAACTTACAAAGGAATAGTCGTAGCTGAATCCTTCTACTCTTCTAAACGTATTAGCTGTAAGAGCCACCAAAAAATGCAAAGATCTATTCGCAGCTCTATGATGTTGGTACCATACTTGCCATAAAGATTGCTGTGCGTAAATATCTGTGGATAAACGATCGATTTTATATATCTTTTCATTGACATCATAATTTTTACACCCAGTTACATCAAATACATAATATTGGTCATCTTGGATACCATCACCAGTTTTAAGCTTGTTTAAAACATCTCCCACATGACATACTTCCCCGTTTTGAATGACGACGATATCTCCTTTGATATACTCAAATCCAATATTATAGTTCACACAAGGATTCTTCCAATATTTGTTGTCCCGATTGATTTGTATAAAATCAATGTAAAAAGGGTATTTTCTCAGCGTATGTACATCGACCGGATCTACGGTCGAATCATCCACCAATATAACTTGTACGTTTTTATGGCTACTGTTTGAGATAGTCTTAAGAGTGTAATACACTTGCCGGGATCTATTATGGGAGGTCATCACTATAGAGATTGTATCGGGAGTTATTTCTTGATTGTCGATGGTTGTGTGGTTAAAATATTTAGGATCTTTTCGTTTGACAATATCTCTTAAATCGGGCAGAAAATTTAAAGTTCTTTTAACCTCGTACATTTTATATATGGGTTATTTGTATACAAATATCGAAATATGTTTAAGGTTGAATCCTACACATTAAAAATGAAAAAGATTTTCATAATAGGAGCGAATGGTATGTTAGGAAATTATGTGAGATCCTATCTATATAAGAATAATCATAACATTGTTCCCTTGACCAGGAAAGATTACGATTTGGCATTCTTGTCTGTAGATTCGTTGTCAAAAATGCTATTGGAAAAAGGCTTATGTGAAGGAGATGTCGTTATTAATTGTGCTGGAGTTATTCCTCAGTCGTCTAAGCAAAGAGATTTAAACACCCGTCTGTATTTTATTATCAATTCCATGTTTCCGGTAATATTAAGTATGATATGTTCCCAGTATAACGTCAAGATGATTCATGTAACAACCGATTGTGTCTATTCTGGGAAGGATGGAAGATACCATGAAAATTCAATCCCCGATGAAACCAACGATTATGGCATATCCAAATCCTTGGGTGATTTATCAAATTGCACAATCATTCGAACATCTATTATTGGTGAAGAAGTTAGTAATAAGAGATCGTTACTAGAATGGGTTCGAGCCAATAAAGGACAAGAAATTGACGGTTTTACACATCATCTGTGGAATGGAGTGACGTGTTTACAATTGTCTAAGATCATAGAAGAGATTGTCGAAAAGGATATGTATTGGCGTGGTGTGAGACACGTTTTTAGCCCCAGATCTGTGAGTAAATATGAGCTATTATGTATGATAAACGCTGTATATGATTTAGATATCACCATTCATAGATTAGAGACAGAAAAGGTAGATAAAACCTTATGTTCTATATACGACCCACCATTTGATATTCCTGATCTATTAGAACAAATTAATCAGATGAAATTATTTAGACTTATGGATTAAAAGTTCCAAAATCTTTGATTAAAGTTCTACGAATAAAATAAAATATTTTTTTGCGTTATTAAAAATGCATCACTATTGGGCTTATGGATTAGCTGTACTTTTAATTGTCCTCCTTGTTATTGCCGCTGTATACATCGCTCATGAAGAAAACCAAGAAGATAAGAGAGTTAGAAGGGTACGTTTAGTCGGACCGCGTAAAACTCCCGTCGTTCAACTTCCTTTGGATTTTGGCGCTTTGTAAGAGACTTCTCCCCTAAAAAATAACATTCATATTTTAGTTTTATTAAAACATGATTTTACAACACTACCATTCGAGGAGAAATCGTATGCAGTGGGTGCATGCTGCGCCGTGAAAAATATGTGAAATGTGAAGCTTCACGTTTAAATCCTTTTTGTTCTTGTGGCGGCGCAGTATCTTTTTGTCTTTGTGGAGCGAAGAATACAAATGTCCAAAACGTTTCATACATTCTGCTTCAAACCTAGAGGAGGATATTGTGAAACATTTTGGCGAACGTATAGGTGTCCCCATAGATTCAGCCAAATAACCGATTCGTTTGAATACCTCAATAAACTTTTCTATTTGAAAAGGTGTAAGTCGTAATTGTGCACAGCCGATCCGATCTTCATGAGAGGAAGAGTTAATAAATTTCATAGAATCAGGTTCAAAAATCACAACTAAAGGTTTTTCACTTTCACCATAAACGACCGGAAACACCTGATAAGGACATGTATATCTTTTATATTGGTAAGTTTTATTGCGTGGGGAAAGTATATGGATAAGGCTCGCGTCGACGTCAGACAATAGCATTGTTTCAAAAGGTGGAACGTGGATAGGTTCCTCTGGGTCCGAAGATTTCGGTGATGGTTTGCTCCAAAAATTGTAACAGCGAAGGACGACGATCGCCGTTACAGAAGCCACCATTAAAAAGAGTAAAAATGTTTCGGGAGACAACATTGGTAAGATTGCTATAGATTGCAATCTTATTTATTTTCATTTTTGTATCTTGTGACGAAATTATTTTGTGTAATAATCCCTATCAGGCTGAGCTAGCTAGTTGTCAAAGAAGTGTTTTAGATCGCGGACACGCGACCTTTTAGAAGATTCTCCATTACGTCGTTTTCCCAAAGGTCTTCGTGTGTTGATTTTACACTCTTAAGATGTTTTTGATGATGATAACGACACATGACTGTATACGATTCGGAACCCCCGACTAAAATTTGTGATCCAAAGGATGCCACCAATCTTGCGCTGAAGGGAGCATTAGCAGTAATCGACCCCATACCTCGAAATCCGGACTCTCTTAATTCTTCTAAACAAACCGTACACTGAGCTTGTAATTTCTTGACTTTGTCGGCATAGGGAATTAGATAAAGAATATTACCAAAGAGGTTGCATTCGGCGTCTCCATCTAGACCTGCACAAATGACAATTTTGTGTTCTTTATTGACCCATCTCGGTATTTCTTCCAATAAGTCTTTACCAAAGAATTGACATTCATCAACCGCAATGGCGTCGTAATCCGATACATCAATAGTCGAGAGGGAAGCCGTTTTGAGTTTGTGTATATGATCGGAAAGATGAAAATTACTACTACCGTGTTGCGAGAATTTTCCATCATCGTAGGTGCCAGAGCTTTCCGTCCGTTCATCCTTCAAATGGTTGACAACTACGCAACTCATTCCTAAATCTGCGTATTCTGCGATTTTTTCTGCCATTTTAGTACTTTTACCAGACCACATGGGTCCAAATAATAGTTCTAAATACCCGCAAGTTTTGGAGCAACTCATTTCTATTTTGATGAATAGAAATAAGAAAAGAAACTTCATTTAGTTTATACATCTTTGATAACATTAGAGAGGGAGCGCGCCGGCTTGCAATAATAACTCTTCCGTAAAATCGTGTCCAAATTCAATAGCATAATCTAATGACGTTAGTCCATGTTTATCAGATACATTAGGATTTGCTTTAGATTCAAGTAAGAGATCTACCATTTCATCGTTTCCTTCCCTAGAAGCTTCCATAAGAGGTGTTGTCCTCTCTTTATCCGATAAATTAGGATTTGCTTTGGCTTGTAATAATAATTGAGTTATCTCTATATCGTCTGAAGCAGCAGCCTTTAACAACGGCGTTGTTTTAATTATCCTGCCCCCCAATTGATTAGGATCCACTTCTAAATCCAAAAATCTTCGAATTTGCCACCATAGTTCTCTTTTCGCCTTTGGATTGCTTTCGTTAATATAATCATCTACAAATTCCACTAAATTAGTCCCCGCTTCATCATATTGATTCTTATATTCATATTTCCAAAAATCAGGATCTTGTATACTTTTTCCATCTTCAGCGATCACAACTAATTCATCATATATATCTGGTCCAAAATCTTCTTTTATTCTTAATTTCCAAAAATCAGCACTTTTACATACAGTTGTAAAGAAATTACGTGCTCGATTCTCTAACTCCGCAGATTGTCTTTTTTCAAGTATTAATAACGCAGCATCGCATAAATTAATAATAGAAGGCCATCCCATTCTCGAAACCATATTATATTGTGCTACAGGATCATAGTTGAAAAAAAGATACGGGTTTTCAAAGACTTTTTCTTCCGAACCTTCCATTTTGTATGAAACGTGAAATTGTGGTAAACTGAAATGATTTTTTTAAAGATCGGTCTATCGGAAAAACATGAAAGAATCCAGCGTTCGATTTACACCCAAGTTTGTTCTTAAGAATATTGATCCCAAAGAGATCATGAAGGAGTATCTGGAGGGTAAATATCAAGATATCGAACTTCCTGCGTCTAGGATCAAAATTTCCGACGTCTTTCATATTACCACCCCTGGTTACGGCTCTTCCCCCGAAGAAGCTAGATATCAATTCAAAGACAAGAATAACACTTCTATAGTGATTGTCACGTCCAATTGTCGCGATTATGATATCTTCAAAAGGGCAGCACATTTTGGTGAAGGGGGTCGTTGTGATTGGTGTAAGAGAGATTTTGACTCCGAACCAGTTCGTATTCCTATAAGAAAAGAGGAATATAAAAAGGGCGAAAAGACTTATTATTTTTTCTGGTGCGAAGACGAGTGTTGCGATTTTTCTTGCGCCTTGGCACATACCATTCGCGAATCATATAGAGATCACCTTTATAAATGTGCAGAAGATTATTTACGACTTTTATTTCGTCTGTGTTTTCCTGGGGAAGTTTTAGTAAAGGCGCCGTGTCATCGTCTATATAAAGGGAATAAGGGTCCTTTGAACGACGAAGAGTATAAGAAACACCTATACGAATATCGTAGAACAGCAAATGTGATTTTATTTCCAGCCAAGGTCGAGTACATACAGGAACAAATAGCTTAAAACTGTAGTTAAAGCTCAAAAATGTACTTCTATGGTGTAGGGGTATTAGTTCCGGTGCTTGTAGTTTCCTACTATTTGATTCGGCGCTATCAAAAGGCCATTCGAAACATGATGATGGAAGCCTTTGTTGCTCTTATGGTTCGCGTAGGAACGTGTATATTCACGGACAAAAAACCAGTTCGAGTAGAAAAGCGTTATATCTGCATTCCATATAAATATCATGGAGTAGAATATAACATTTACGTTCCTTTCTCAAGATCCTTGAGACGTAAGATGATCAACTCTAAAATTCTGCTCTTGAAAGAGGGAGGTCAAGAAGAAGAACTTGTCCAGCAGCCTGGGTGTTGTTTTTTGGTTACAGCTTCCATGTTAGGAGGTCAAAGCGTCAAAATTATCAACACAGATACAGGAAAGGAGAAAATTTTCGAGGGAGACGATATCCCTATCTTCTAAGATTTATATAAATAGCTAAGCATTTATATATTACTTGAATGTTACATTTAACGAGGGAGGGAAAATCCTCAGCTAGTTACTGATAGATGTGTAAAAAAATTTGAAGTTGATTTGGGAGTTATCTTTCTAAAAAGAGTAAACAAATATGATTTACGAGATGAAAAAACGATTCTTCGCTTGGCGTACAAATGGATGTAAGTCCACCTTCAAAAGGAGGAGTGATCATCAAGGTGGGGGGCGTGGAAGTAGATCTGAAGAAAGCGCCTAAAGATATAAATGGTAATATTGCTTTATTCGAAATTCGGGCAGACAATCGTGTGTGGATTGATGGGAAGATGTACTTTGATCCCATTGCAAAAATTTATTTTGCTTAATTTTCCTTAATTTCCTAATATATTGTATATGAGAAGATATACAATCTCGTAGACATTCCATTCTACGCGGAAAACCAGTTCTTTCCGTAACTGATAAAAGTGATGGATTGTCCCGGTGCAAGCGTTGTACTTGTATGAGTGATATTAATATGATTTTCAGGGGCAGATACAATAGTATGTGAACCTTTATCGCGAGGAGCACTAACAATCAAAACATTTCCTCGATGAATTTCTCCATGTTCGTCTTCCGGGACAACATTGCTCAATGTAGGTAGTTCTATAATCAATGAATATGGGGCGCCCACAATTATATAATAATCGTCTTCCGACAATTTAGAATCTTCGATTACCAATCGTATGTTCATACCGGCACCAGCTCCACAATCACAATTACATTGTCCGTCCACACCCTGCGTGCCCTGGATACCCTGTACGCCGCGCGGTCCCACAAGCCCTCTTTCCCCCTTTTCTCCTTCAGGGCCTTTTATACCGACTGGACCAGGATTTCCTTGCGGTCCGGCTGGTCCTTGAGAACCTTGTTTTCCTTCTGGACCTTTAATTCCTTGCGGTCCTTGCGATCCAATGCCTCCGGGAGATCCTTGTGGCCCAGCTGGTCCTCTTTTTCCACATTCCCCTTTAGGTCCTCGTTTTCCCGACGGACCCATAACGCCCTGTATACCGGGTGGTCCTTGAGGTCCACATTTACCAATAACACCTTTGCTTCCACAAGGCCCGCAAGGCCCAGCTTTTCCTGCTTTTCCTCGTGCTCCTCTTTCTCCTTTCGTTCCTCTAGTTCCTAGAGGACCTATGTGTCCCCTATCTCCTTGAGAACCTCTTGGTCCGGGTGGTCCTTGTCTACCTCTTGGCCCTTCTGGTCCGGGTGGTCCTGGAGGGCCTTCTCTATAACACATTTCTTCTTCGTATGTAATCTCCTTACGTTTATCTTTTTTCTTATTCTTTTTGCGGCGAGTTTTCTTATCACTCACCGGATATACGTAATCTGAAGCATAAGAAATTCCACTATCCTCAGAAGAGGATATTTGGTATTCTGCATGATTATCTAAATCATAATCAGATGCGCGAGGCATTATTTATTTGAAAGCAAGTAGAAAAAATAGTCATTGAAATAATATATAACGAACAATAGTTTAATTTCTCTCTTTAAGACGATTTTTGTTTACAATAATAACACCAAGGTGTGTTGGTTTGGCCTGTGGTTATACCACATCCTCCACTTTCATTGCATAACTTGGCCTGAAATTCCTGGCATGACATACCTTCAGGAGCATTTTTACAATTTGCTCTTGTTTCCCAATTGGAAATACAGGAAGAATAATCCATCCTTTCATACCCAGAAGGTAGCTCTTTTCCCTCGTTACACGAAGAACAAGAGGCATTTTTGGGGCAAATATTGGGAACACACAAACCTATGCTATTGCAATGTTCGCTGCATCTGGGAAGAGGTTGGCAAAAGTCTCCAGGTCCACAATACTCCCCCGGACATTCTGTATCTTTGGTGCATTTCACTTCCTTCACACATTTTCCAGTGTTTTAATCGCATCTTTCTCCTTTACAATCTGTATTAGACTTGCAAACATCCGGTTTTTCATCGTTTTTACGCTTCACCCAGAAATACCAGCCAAGTGCAATTCCCACAATTAGTCATCGTTTTTACGCTTCACCCAGAAATACCAGCCAAGTGCAATTCCCACAATTAGGAGAAGTATTAATATTACGACGATAGCCAACACAGCACCTTGGCTCATATTTATGTAGATCGACATAAATCTGATTTGTAAAGTTAACTTAAAGTAATTCAAACAATTATTGTCTAAATGAATTGGGCGGATTCCATTCTTAGTTGGTCTATCTTTTGGGTAGTATATTATACACTTTCGCCTTTCTTTGATTATAAAATAAAATCCATTAACCAAGTGACGTGGGATGATCTTTTACATACTGTATCTCGTAATATGTATTTGACATCCCTCTTTCAACCTATTTTCTTTTATATCATTCCTTATGGAATTTTAAACCCGCAGTATACGATATATCGCTTCATTATATCCGTAATTGTTGCAGAAATTATCTTTTTCTACACTCATAAACTACTTCATTGCAAATCTCTGTATAAATATCACGAAAAGCACCACCGTTTCATCGAACCCTGTGCTTTTTCAGCATTGTATTGTTCGGGTGTAGAAGCGGTATTGGGCAACCATTTATCTATTGTGGTAGGTCCCTTGATTACAGGAATGCAAACCACGGAAATCATGATTTGGTTTGCGTTATGCGCTTTAAATACTCTCAAGGCGCATTCGGGATCCAATGTAAATTACTTTAACAGCCGTTATCACGATTTGCATCACTCCAAACGGACAGTTAATTTTGGATTTCTCTATTTGTTAGACATCTTACATGGAACTTGTGAGCTTCCTCAAAAGAATGAAATAATGGCACACACTTGATCAGCAATTCTGGCTACTCATGTCGATCTTTTCGCATTCTCCAATTTAATTTTAATATATCATATTAAAATAAATGGCTACTTTCATGGACTTACCTGAAGAAGTTCTAGCTGTATCTTTAGAAAATGTGAGCTATGCACAGATGATGAATTGGTGTAAAAGCAGCCCACGTTTCCAAGTATTGTGTAATGATAGAACTCGTATGATAGGTCAACTTTACTCGAAAAAATTTCGAGAAGAAGTAATAGGTGTAGTTGAGTTGGTTGCCAGCTCTTTTGATGTTGAAGATTATTTAGGCATTCGATGTATTTTATGGAATGCACAAGAGAAAGCTCCGTTTAAATTTAGCACTGTTATTATTATGCAAACTACTTTAGATATAGCCAGAGAAATAGTTGCTTTTGATATCGCCTCAATTACCGATTATGCAGCAACTGCGATGTGGGAAATAAATATGGGAGATTTCGACGGAACTATAATTCTAGACCAGGAAGGAGACGTTCAGATAGAGTATGGGGAAGGATCAAACTCTATAAGTATCAACATTGATTTACTTAAAGCTATCTTTAAAATAGCTCTTAAACTTCATAGGCAAGATATTTCTGAAAACGAAGGGTTCGTTCATATATTAGTAGATCTATCTTCCGTATTGCAATTGTATGCTTGAACGTAACCATTAATATATATAATAAATTTATTTATATATAATGAATTATGATATCGATTTAGTTAAATCCGTGTCCGTGTTTGTAATAGTAATAGCCTCCACCTATAAGCAGAATTAAAAGAATAATAATGAGAACTATGGCCGCAGCAGTACCTCTATGGTCATTTTGTCCTCCTGATATCCTTTCGGCACGTTTAGAGCCTCTCCTAGCAGGAGCCGCGGTAATTCTAAGACGGTGGCAAGGAATAAAATCCGAAGAAACTTCTTGATAGGAAAGACCATCAGAATGTTTCACCACCTTGACTTCTTCAATACCCATACTTTCCAGTTTAGCGATCTCTGCGTTGGTGAGGCCGGAAAAGTGGAATTTGTCATTCACAAAGATGTAAGCTTGTTTGGTATCCATAACTCTATGCACCACCGTCAAACTTTGGTCTCCATTATAGATTACACAAGTATACTCGCAGGGATAGTAACCTTTACAACCTCCTTCTGGGTGCAATCCCAATAAACATCCTAGAGAACAGGCTTGGTTTCCCGGGAAATCACTTGGTTGCTGACATTCACAAAAATAAGCACCTACAGTTCCAATACGATATCTATGTTCATCGGCACAACGGAACTCTGAGGTAATCATTTCGTGCAAATATCGGTAGGCTGGAGTGTTGGATAGAACCTCAATTAGGTCATGGAGAGATAAGAATTTTTCCTTGACATCTCCGCGTAAATCACTTATATTATCAGTGGCGTGATGATCGCGGAGTTTCCGCGTTATCCTTCTAGCATTACCCAAATCAATTTCGATATCTGCTTCTCCCTTTTTACCGGAAAGAACAATTTTGTCTTTTCCCTCAAATCGCACCTTGGAGTCTTTCTTACGTCCCTTTTCATAAAAAGCTTCCTCTTCATCGAAGAAAAAATTACTTGCTTTTCCGACGCGAATATCTCTAAAGTGGGAAGAATCTAAAATAATCGACCTTGTACTCTTTGTCATTTATGATGGTTCAGAAAAAAGTAGAAGGAAGAAAGAAATAATTTCTGAATTGGGTTGAAAAAAATGATTTTGATTAATGCATCTGGGTAGTAAAATAATCTCAACAACAATAAATATGGATCCCGAATACGACTATGATACGGAGTTGACGCTTATTTATAAAGCGGCTTCCGATTTCGGTATTCCAGCGAATTTCTTTTTATTACGCCCGCGTACGGATGAGGATGAAGATTTTAAAGGAACTCATTATACAGTTATAGAATCATTGAGCGATGTTATATATAGATTATTTAACGAAGACAAATCACTTTCAGAGATATATCGGCAAGTGCAAGAACTTTCAACTCTTCCTATTTCACCAGAAGATGTAGCTATGATTTATCTGGATATAACATCCCCCATTAGAGAAGAATCCACTAGTAAATTTCGGGATAGACGATTCCTGGAATCTATTTCCGAAGTCATAAAACTATATAGGGAAACAAATACTGGAATTCCTGGCGTACCCAGAGGAAAAGAATTCGATGAAGAAGGGAATCCAATCGCTGAAGCCATCGAGACTATCTATAGGAACTTTCTCTCATGGGATAAGAAGATTGGAGAGAAAGTAGAAGAAGCCCATAGAATAGCTCAAAACATTAGAAATCTACACGGAGATATTTACGACTTGGCTGAGAAACCTTACGAATATGGACCTATAAGCAGAAAATCAGAAAATATTACTTATAAAGGCTACAAATTAACGGAGGGAGGGGTTGTTGAGCTGGAAGAGGGAAAAGGAAAGGAAATAATGGAAACCGTGGGTGAAACAGAACCTATAGAATTGACCGAATTCACAGGGTCTACACCTATAACTATCGATGATGGGTTTCTTTTATTTAATAATGCTCACCTTTCTGAAGATGTTCCTTTTGTTCAGTATAATGCTTTTGAGAAAGGCGTTATGAATAGCTACTACAAGATTTTCAGAGGCGAAACTATAGATAAAGAACCCAATTACAAGAATATAATCATTCCTCCGGAAGAAATCACAACTCCAAATACAATCTATTTAAAAGTTTGGTTTCATTATCCAACCGATTCCAAGCGTTCTCCTATGCATTTAGCTACTGCTAGTTCTTTTATTACAATAGAATATGATCTAGCAAGGAATCAACTTTCATTCGAGATTCCACATACCAAAGACTTGGAAGGTGAGATGGAATCGGATATTATTGCTGAATATGGAGTAGAATCCATAAGTGAAGGAATCATAGTGAAGGCAATATATTCTGCTTTAAATATATTAGAGTTAAAAGACCGCGAAGAAGAGGGGATCAAAGCCGATATATTAATATATGGACCAGAATTAGATTGGACGAGCTTTTCTTATGCTGTTTCCTTGCATCCTATTCTTAGACGTTTTCTTTATATAGAAGAAAGTACACACCCGCAATCTCTTAAAAATCAACTAAGTGTTCGTTACGATCCTTATCCCACCAATGAACCAGAAATCCCTGAAAATCTCAAACAAACCAAATTTATCAGTAAACATGGGTTAAGTGCGACTATTAAGCAATATTATACCATTCCTGGCGCAACGTATTCGTTTTATGCTCCAGAAGAGATGCAAACAAGCGAGATAGTTTTTGATAATCCTATACCTTACATCTCACTAAGTATTAGCAGGACAGCCAATATTAAAGCTATAGAAGAATTTCTAAACATGTTTATCTATCTTCTACCTATTTATATCAAGGTTAAACCAAGTATAATCGAAAATTACCTTCAATATTTAACAAGAGAAGAATACTCGTTGTTATTTGAAGAAGGAGAAGCAGAAGAAGAATTGGAAGCCGGGGCTTTGATCAATTTGAAAGCCATCCTTCCAGGACTTACAAAGGGAGGTTTTGCAAGAGCTTCACAAGGAACTCATAAACCAAAAGCAATACGAAAAGAGGATATATCGGATTGGGTGAAAGAAACATTTAAATATCATAACGCGGATTATCACAAACAGGTACTTCCTTTTCCCAAACCAACACCTACCCCCGAATTGGGTTCCGTTATTTTAGTTGGATATATAGATGAGCAGGTACAATATCTCGTTCAGTCACCAACGGGGGAAACGGAATGGAAACCACAATCCAGCATTGAAGGGGAATTTTTGGAACCGGAAGCTTGGGTTGTTTGCCCTACGGACGAAGATCCGTTCATCGGCGTTAAGGAAAACAAAGTTCCAACTACTAAAGAACGTTACCCATACATTCCTCATTGTTATAATAGCCCTCAGACAGATCCATACCAAAAGGGAGCTGTCACAGGATATCAAAAATATTATTTGGGAGTGCAAGAAGGAAAATCAAGGAGTAAGGCCGAAAATATTCTAATTACCGATAAAGTACTTAAACCTGGTGGAAAGGGAAAATTAAATTCTATATTAGTAGAGAAAATACTCAATCAGTATCCAAAGAAGTCACCAAATGGAAAATTTTATCGTTATGGAGTACCGCAGACACCAAACTCTTTGTTACATGCGGTTCTTTTGGCGCTTGAAGATCCAGAATACCTAAAATTGGAGAATGATAAATTGAAAGAAGAATATGCAAAACAAGTAAGAAAGTATCTGGCCAGCCAAATATATCCTGGATTACTCAAACAAGAATTATATGATCGTCCATTAGAGGAAATTTTCAGAATGTTATGCGATGTAGATACATTTTTTGATCCTTCAATCTTTTATCGGACCCTAGAAGTAGTGTTTAACATTAATATTTATACTTACGGTTATGTCGTACAAGGCGAAGAAAGTGGACAACCTGAACTTGTCATTCCTAGACATAAAATATTTCACACCCAGCCTTATCGATCAAAACCCACCATTCTTATACTAAGAAATTGGGGTGGGGCCACAGATATGTTGGAATATCCCCAATCAGAATTGATTATAGAAGAAATAAAGGGGTCGAAATCGGTGATGGTTTTTGGAGAAGAAATGGGAAGGATCAATTATAATGTTCTTCAAGAAACAGCAGCCACAATCACTTGGAAGTTCTCTAAAGACGGTCAATTTGAAGCACATACCAATATATATTCGGAAGAGGAAAATCAATATTCAAATCCCGATTATTCGGCTTTGATCAATCACCAAGGACTCTATCAAATGCTAGATGATTATGGAAAAATGCGAGGATTGATCTTTTCCTCCCAAGAAGAAAACGTAACAATGTTTTTTACTCCCTCCCAACCAGTAAATCTTCCCCTTCATCCCAGAGAGCGCTTAGCGTCTTGCGACGATGTAATGCAAGAATATAATGAAGATGGACCCATAGCTAGATGTTCGGCAGACACAGCCGTTTCAATTTTTGGTTCTCCTATATCTATCACCAAAAATCAGGAAGAGTTGGTGGATGGGTTGTGGTTTGGAAAAGAAGCACAAGTTTATGTTCCTGTAATTCCGAGTTTAGAATATGCAGATTTACAAGTGGGTGAACCTAATCCCTTTGAAACGAATATAGATAAATCGGTCTTGAGGTTGGAGAAAATGAAACGAGATTTAGATATGATTCAGCAAATCATATGGTGGTTGTATCTAACTCCACAAAAAGAAGTAGAGGGTAAAGTATCTCCAAGTCCGCAATTCTTTGAATTCACAGAAAAATATTTTACTTGGGACAAATCGGAGGAAATCATAGATAGTGCCTTATATTATAACCTGAGTGGAATTGAAAGGAATTTTCCCGACGTTAAAAACGTAGAAGAAGCCATATCCATTTTATCTATACAAGAGAGGAGTATAATAGAAGGTGAACCCGCTTTCTTCCACCCTCTATTCAAAGACGGAAAGATTCAGTACTACAACCATAACTTTTATCGTAAAATGTCAGAATGGCTCCGAAGGAAAGTTGAAATTTCAGTCGGTTTTGAAGTGAGCTTACCCAAAGTGATCCAAGATTATTACGCGACCGCCAAAGACTTCCATCCACAATTATATGTATCTGTTTTTGTCGGAAAAACAGAACTTAAGAAATGGTTGGAATCCATTTTATCAGGCACTCAAATACACGAAATACACACCAAAATCACTCCCTCTCTCACTTTGAGTTTAGAACCTTTTATTTTCCAAGATGTAACCGATGGAAAGATTTACCACATTCAAAATGTCGTGGGAGGATCCAAAAATAGAGCTTTAAACGTTGGTTGGACATGGTATACTCAAAAGCGTAATCTTGGTAGTAAAGCTCCACCCACTACAGTAAACTATCCTCATCTTATCTATGGAGACTCGATTTCTGGACTTATTCTACTAGAAGAAAATCTTGCGGGGGAAGGCATTCCTATTCGATATCAATACCTTCCGGTCATTTTCGGTAAATCTACCGGCGAGAAGGGGACATCGCCCACCCAAAAACCTTCATTTCATCTACGTTTATTGCAATACAATTTAACCGGAACTCGGCGTTACGCGGCTATGCTAGAATTGTTGTAACTAAATACTATATATGTAATATTTATTACATATTTTATTCGATCAGAGATATATCGTAATAATCATTTAGATAGAAAATTCATATTTATCCCCTTTCTTTTCTATTTTCAGTTTCTTCATCACCAAAAGACGAATACGCATCCTGAAATTAGGACTATTATATCTAGGGTCCGATTCAACGTCTTCTACGTAGCTAGTATGACTATCAAGATATTCATCCACTTCTGAATATTCTTCTTCCTCGGAATAAAATTTAGGCTTCTGTTGGAAGGGATCGGTATTTTTCAAACTAAATATCATTCTAGTTCCTCGAAGTTTAGAGAACACCAAACCTACTTCAGCGTCCATTGAAACACAATTATCGGCTAAAGAATAAACATTATACCCGGCCACGGTAGGTGGGGATGTAAGGTGATACCAAGACTGCATGCGTTCAAAATGGAGAGATTTCATTTGGTTAATACGAGTTGTTTTTCCATATTTAAGAGTTATATGTTCGATGGGATTCCAACCCTGATATAAATTCGTGGAATCTGTTGTATAATTCGAGTAATTACGCTTGGCTGTAGCATCTACATTCTCTGCTACCCAAAAGATGGCTTTGCAAGGCGTTTCACAATAAAGATCCACGACAGCAGATTTTCCATAATTTTCGGTGTTGGTTTGATCGCAAGCCACAACATCATTGATATAGAAAACTTTACCTTCACTGTCGTTGCAACTGGTATTCCATTCCACTTCATTATCCGTAACGTATGCATAGCAACCCCACATTTCAGGTCTTTTGAGCTTGCTTACCGGACTTACACCATCTAAAACAGTAAAATCTACATCTTTCATTTCCATCCATACCTTGTCCCCGTTTTTATCCGTTACGGCTTTCGCCATACGTAAAAGATCGGCTACTCTATTTTTCATTTCATAGACATGAGATACAGAGGTATCCTTACTACAAAAGTAAAGGGGGAATGCACATCCGGTATCTTGAGCGTAGGGCCACGGTTGATGAAGGGAAGTTTCATAAAACGGAAGCTCATCCGTCCAATTCTCTAGAAACGGGACATTCCCAACATTAATGTTATGGTGATCTCTAAACCCAGGCTTCATAAAATGCTGATAATATTCATCCAACCAGATATGATCAAACCACCCAAAGGGATCATCGTCCACATCAAAACGAGCTTGTGTAATGGCATTAATAGCTAAATTATGAGGCCAGCAAACCTTATATTGATCCTTGTATTCAGGTTTAATTCGGATAGAAGGAAACGCCTGAACAATATAAGTATACTTAAGATAATGAAATGTAGTATTGGCCTTGAAAACATAGTTGTCATCGTCTAAGGAACAAGGAATTTTAACGAGAATATGAGTATACCAAGTAGATTTCTGAAATTCGTGGTAGAAGATGGAAGTAATGGGTTCTGGGTTCCCTTTATCATCTACAGTGGGTTGATGAATTTCCTTTTGAAACTCAGTGATAGAATTCAGTTCCAACTTGGCCACTGATGTCATTGTTTTCTAAACTTTCAAATCTGTTTAAGAGATTTGGTCTATACGGCTTTAGTATTAGCAACCCTTAACAAACACCTCTCCAAAAATCAAAAATTTGATAGGAAATAATCTAAAGTATCATATGCAAATTGAAAATGGCAAACCATAAGGATCACGATGAATATTCGCAAGCCCTTGCGGATAAGATGGAAGCGCTTCTAAATATCTATGAAATGGTGCCCAAAAATATGCCCAAAGGGTCCGTAATCCAATTTGAAGCAGAGAACGGCCATTCACTGAACATATCAAAGAAACAATTAAAAACCAAAAAGGAAGAACTCCTACACGAAGTAAGGAAAGGTTTACCCAAAAGACTTAAACAAGCTTCGAAGAGAACGAGAAATGTCAAACCTTCTGATTTCAAAAATGTTTATACGCCTGTAATTGTGGCGGACGCTGTTCGAGAATTTATAAACAATGAAGATTTTGGACTCGTGGATCCTTGTGATCCATCTTCAGCCAAACTTATCGATCAATTACCATGTATCCAAAGGGGTTATGGTCTCCGAAACAGTTTTCAATTGTTGTGGTACATAAGCATTGACGCGAATTCGTTAAAAGATAAAGAAGATAAAACATATCTGCATCCTAGCCGAGCTATGGCAGATGCATTTTCAACACTCCCAGCCTTGTATATTAACGAAATAGAGGAAGAAAAGATTAAAACAGTATCGAACGAGGAAAGACTTCCAACGTTTGAGGTGTTGGAATATCGAGTAAATACATTAGACGAAAAAGAAGAACCATTTGATAGAAAGAAATTCAAAATCTATTTCTTTGCTACTATTCTTTCCCTGAACGTTTTTAAGTCTTCGGAACTACCTGAAGATTCGAGAGATAGTCTAAAAAGTGATAACGTAAGAGAACGTCTTCTCAAAGAGTTTGAAATCATTAAAGAAGCTAAAGATAAATGGAAAGAACTGAACAAAACCAATGCAGCGGATTAACTTTAATCACCATTTTTAAATCTCATATTTCATCTAAATATGAGAAAATAATTAAAACCACACTTTGTGGAAATGCAGATTTTGAATCATAAATTCAAAAAGATCGCTTGACAATGAAGTAAATTATGGAGGTCCCGCAAATGAGGGCGCAGCTCCTTCTTCGAGAGGAGGAACGATGCCATATCCTCCAGTGATTGGATCTTGAAGCAGTGGTATTTCGATAGGTGAATAGGTAAACAAAATAAGAATAAAAATATAAAATAGTAGCGCCACAAAAGCAATCAAATTTAAAGTATCTGAAACCGGAGGAGCTGTAAAGACTAAATAGGAGACAATGAACGCAAGAATAATACCCAAAATGAAGATCAAAATATCAATGGTTAAATCATGTTCTCTTGTGAGTGCTCCAATGTAGGTATAGAAAGCAAAAACAATAAAAGCAGACCCAGAGTATATGCCCAACGTAATGCCTGAGATGAAATTGTTAATACATCCGCCTAGACTTACCCAAACAATTAGCATATATAATAAATATGGAAAGACAAACAACTTTAAATGTTCCCAGGTGCTTTCATTTACCGAAACAATGGAAGCCAATACAACATTTCTTCCACTAGACTCAAATAAGAAATGGAAAATAGCTCCTAATATAGACACGAAAAATACACCCACAATCGAGTAAGCAGACAAGGTTTCCCGCGATGGAATGATAGTCATCTTATTTTATAAAGCATAGAATAATAGAATAATAGATCTAACAGATGAAAACCTCTAATACTTAATATTTAATGCTTAACATTAAATATTGATTAACCCTTATAGTGGTTTATAAGAATTTAATAACCCCATCCACCTCGGCAGGCCATATAAATAATCCAAACAATGATTACAATGATCAAAGCAATCACGATGGAAGCTAAAAGAACCTTGCCAGTATCGACATTGCCATCTTCATCCAAAGCCCAAGCGGGTTTGAGAGAGAAGATGATGAGCCAGACAATCACCGCAATGATAATGAACCACAGCACAGCCCACCCAATGGATGAGTATCCGTGTCCGTGTCCATGGTGCTGATCCATTTCGCAAGGATCGCAAGGATCACAAGGATCGCAAGCAACTTGTTCAACATGTTTTGTTGTCACAACTTCGTGGCATTCTTTGAGTGGTTTGCATACGCGAACTCGACTAACTTCACAACCTTTTTTGTCCATTTTATTACCACCATATAAATTCATTCCGGAATTTCTTAAATCTTCACCTAATTTTTGAGAACGAAGAGAATAAATACGACTACGTGTGCTCATTTTCTTAAAAAGAAAAAAAAATTTTTACGTTCTTGTATTTTTTGTTTTATTTTTTTGATAGAAAATATATATCGTTCTTTATATTTTTTTTGGTAGATTTGCAGAAAAATACATCATAAGGTATAAACCTAAAGGATTCTTAAGGTGATGTGGTATTTTTGTAAACTTATCCTCAACTTAAAACTTCTAAAAGGGTAATTAAATCTATGTCGTCGGAAACAAACGATCAAGGAATTCTCGTTCCTCCTGTTCTTGACACAAGACCTTTCGATATCAGATCATCAGCTTCAAGAAAACATAAAAGAACTAGACCATCGGTTACCGAAAAGAACAGGACTAACGGTATGGTGACGAGTCCTAGAACGAGATCAAAGGCTTCGAAAAGACATCCTTTAAGCCCTCGTGATGGAACACAGATAATAGTCAATGGGCAAACAGTAGATAGGAACAGTATTGACCCCATTATAATTCCTTCACCCTTGCCTTCTCCTATGTTACGTCCGGCTTCTCCACGGGCAGCTGTACCAGGGATATCAAGTGTTCCTCACAGTCCTAGAGGTCCTCTTTCTCCTAACTCACAACGAAGATCACCAAGCAGACTTGTTCCCAAATCCCCAGAGAGAACATTTATTTCACCTGCTTCTCCCACAACCTTTATCCCCACTGAAAATCCGGCCATTACAAAAGTTGGTAGTCACGTGGGGCCTTTTGTTCCATCTATTTCCTCTATTCGGTCGCCTGTTCAAAGTCCCAAAAGAGGTTTATCTGAAGAAAAAATTACTGATGATAAATTAGAAGAAGATGTTGAGGGGGTAGAGGAAGAAAAGACAGAGGAAAAGACGCAAGAAAAAGAAGGCGACGAAGAAAAGACACAAGAAAAAGAAGGCGACGAAGAAAAGACAGAAGAAAATAATACGGATTCGGATAATTTGGATAATACGGATTCGGAAGATAAAACAACGCCCCGACCGGATAAATCCAATACATCACGAACAAAGAGTAAAAGGAGGAAAAAGAAGAAATCTCATAAGTATAAAACTTATAAATCTACGGTTCCTCCTTTCTTGGGTCCTGTGCTTAATGTACCGCAGATACCAGATTACAATTCCATGCCACCTATCGAACAGGCACAATGGAGAGAAGAATTCAGAGTTAAGTTTGGTCTTTTACGGAGTGCTTTTCGTGATTTTTCCATTCCCGCCATTGATCTACAGGAACCTTTAGAAATGGTTCATGCTCGATACGAGAGATATATTCGACACATTCATATTTCGGGGGCAGCGGACAGTTACCGGAATTATCTCATTTTAATGTTCCTGGGTATTGAATTGCTTGCAACTAAAATTTTGGGATTACCTTGCAGTGGTTATACCATGGCCCAAATGAGATCTATGTCCAAATATGAACAATTATTGATACAACTGGGAGAGAAATGGTATGTTCCAGGAGGTTCCGATTGGCCGGTGGAATACCGAATTGTCTTTTTAGCCTTATTTAATGCTTTGGTGTTTATGGGTATGAAATACTTATCTCAATATGTAGGAGGTGAAGGAGCAGCTGAGAGTATAATTAATTTCATAATAGGAGGTAATGTGAACAACGATAATCCTTCATCCCCTCCAGAAAATGGAGATGGAGGTGGAGGTGGAGGTGGAGGTGGTGGAGGAGGATTCGATTTAGGTTCCTTAATGGGGCTTGTTAATAGCGTGTTAGGAAATAACGGAAACAACGCTAATACTAGTTTCTCGGGTGCCAATACTCAAGATGGTGGTGGGGAAGAAAGAAGAAAACGTAGAGGACCTTTATATAGAGAATAAAGGAACAATTTATTTATAAATTACAATATATAAATATCAACCTTTCGGAATTTTATTCTTCATAAAATTTTAAATCTATCTCCCAAGCTTTAGCGTGTTCACCAATATCAACAAAATCAAAGAGTGAAAATTCATAACGACGAGTTTCTTCAGAAGCACGACGAATCAAAATGGGATGTCTTTTTTCATGAATGTATTTGATAGCAATCTTGACCAGACTCTCAAAATATTCCCATATTTCTTCTTCATCTTCCTTGGAGACTACAAAATTGCCTTCTGCATCTTTTAAGGAAAAAATCTTACTAAACGCATTTACTTGATTCATGGGTAAATCGCTAAAGATCTTACCTGCATTTTGAAGAAAGAAAGTACGTTCTCGGCCCCTGATTTTTTCCCACCAATGATCTTTGAATTCTTTTATTTCCGTTTCATGAGATTTCTTAATGAAAGTGTTAATGATACTTGTATGAGGTAACCTTTCAAGCACTCGAACGGCCACTTCTATTGCTTTTGGTGTTAGAATATCATAACCTTTACCATTTACCTCTTTTACGATGTCAAAAAGTAATTCTCCTAAACCAATCACGTTTGCATGAAATCTCTCTTCAGGCGAAGGTTTACCGGTTTTTTCCATTTTATGTTCGGACTTTTCCTCTTTAGTTGTTTTACCAGTAAATAATTCAAAAGAAGTTACACCGTTTCTATAAAGCCAATGTTTTCAAACGCCATTGTTTTTATTCAATACCAAGATGCATTTTTCAACCTGCTTCGACAATTTACAAAGGATCCGTATGATGCTGTAGGTTTAAAATGTGGTAAAACATTTACAGTTTTAAACATGTATGACGGTAGGAAACCCAAATGGTGGAAAAAATGTAGTTTTGATGAATTCAAAGAAAATCCTTTTGTTGCTTCTCTTGTAATTTACCCGTTTTCACCTACACACGTTTCAACGTTGCGGTTAAAAATGGCGTTAAGTTCAGCAATTACTAATTTTTCAGAGAAGAAAAAAGATCTGAGATCTTTTTTAGAAGATTTTTTCCTCAGAAATCAAGTCTTTGAAGAGCGAGTGGGGTATCTTTTCATCTGTAAAGTTTTAGAGAATATGACAGATAAACCTATTGGAAGAATAGAAGACTCTAACGTTTTACTATTCCCGTATGATTTGGCAATACAGAAAAATCGACAAGTTAAAAGTCCTTATAAAATCGAGATTAAGAAATTTTTTGCGTGTATATACCAACTTTATTTGTCTTTTGATACGATTCGTTTTTCTGGACCCCTTGATCCATCACCCGAAATTATCGTGAAACAAATACAAGACTATATATGTGATATTGCTTCCGATGTTAAAAAATGTCCAATCCTTGAATTGGATGAATTGGTGCACAAGATGAATGCATTAGCTGAAATGTATAACATTCCTCCCATTGAATGTTCAGATATGGAACCCCGGGCTATCGTGATTTGCACTAACAAAAAAGAGGAGATGACGTTGGATTGTTTACCTCAAGATGAGAGATTTTCTTATTTAACAGCAGATGGATTAGGAATTGAAAAGTTGACAGATTCACAACTTCTTGAACTTAGAAGAATGATAGATTCAGTGAGCGAATTTAGAATTGAATTCTACAAACTTCATAACAAAATAAATGAAAAGTTATCGAAACGTAAGAAATTTTAAACTTTCTTTCAAAAATTAGGCATGTTGAGGAAAGGATATTTAAATCATATTAGAACATCTCTTACTGCGTCGGATATCCCCATAGAAGAAATCGAATTGGAAGCCAAATTTGGTTACTATAAGAGAAAAAGGGATCGCGAGGGATACGATTTTGTAAGCGATGTGGGATGGCGTAAATTTAAAGCCCTGAAACAACAACTCCTAGACCGCGATTTTGTTCCAATCCATCAACATATTACCGATTTTATTTATAAGGGAGGTATCCGAAAGCAAGTTATTATCGTTGAAGATCAAGGACAAGTAGAGAAATGGCAAAGGAAAACAAAATGGCGCCATTTCAGTGATGGTCCGACCTTTAATTATGGAGTTCGTGTAACTATTAGTCAAGAAACAGACGATATAACACGAGAAGAAATAGCGGGGTTGAAGCGTGATATTGTTCGAACCAAAGATCGTACATCTTATTATTATAACGATTTTCTGAGAATTGATATGACAGAAGTAAGCACAGACGAAAACGAGAATATTACCTACGAAGTAGAAGTGGAAATCCTGAAACTCTACGAGGGTTCGCTGGAAGAGAAATTTCAAGAATTTGACAAATTATTGTATCATCTTTTCCAATTTATTCACGATACGTTGATGTTATATACTAAATTTGAAAGAGAGGAACTAGCCAGATTTATCAATACTGTTCTAGGCGAACGTGAAGGAGTGTTTTTGAATTACGGTATGGTAGCTAACGCACGCAATTTAAAAATTAAAGATATGGTGTGGGGAGGTTTAATTGGCAATGAACTTGGAGGAGAACTGAATCCATATAGTGTAACGCACAAGGCGGATGGACTTCGTAAGTTTTTGGTAATCAACAAGACGGGTATATGGTTTGTGTATCCTCGGTTGGAATTCAACTTGGTTTATCGATTTACAAGTAAACGAAATGCTGGATGGTTGAATGGTCTAATTCTAGATGGGGAATTAATCCCTAAAGACGATGCACATCGTAGAGTTAGGGATGTTATGGGAAGACTAGAAGCTTTTGAACCCGTTCCAGGTATTGAAGAATACAGTCGTGTAGACAGACGTAAGTTAAAATTCGTCCCGGATGCGGAATATTGGTTTTTGGTCTTTGATACTTTGGCTCTATCCTCGAACAAAGATATACAAAGGCAACCACATTCTGAAAGATTGAAAGCGGCTTACCAAAGAATTAATGAAATTCACGATATTGCTGATAATAGAAGATTGGTGATATCTTTCAAGTCTTTTAGACAGATTTCATCTCCAGAACAGTTTTTCCCGTTAATGCAGCAAATGTTTGCCGAGAAGAACCTCCTCCCATATGAAGACGATGGGTTTATTTTTACCCCGGAAATGGCTCCATATAATCCCATTCGTTATTCTCGTCTTAGTTTAAGGGACAGATCACTCGTTGTTCAATCGGATATATGTAAATGGAAGCCCGTGGAAAAATTAACCATAGACTTTGCTATACGCCATCGAAGGGATGGAAAAATAGACTTGTTGTCAAAGGGGTTTGGACGAAAAATGATAGTATTTGATGGAACGACTTATAATCCTTTCGATGTGAATACGATGGTATCTCATGATCATCCTCTCATAGCAGAACACCCTACAGGAGCAATACTTGAATTTGCTTGGGATATGGAAAACCGTATTTTCATCCCTCTCAAAGCTCGTCCAGATAAGAAAGATCCTAATCACATAGAGGTGGCTGAAGACAATTGGAATATGATACACAATCCTGTCACGGAAGAAACCCTAAAGGGGGAGAACTTCACTCTAATGAAAAAATATCACAATCGGCTCAAACGAGATCTCTTCCGATTGTCCAGACACAATGAAAAATTTCTTTTGGATATAGGAAGTGGTAAAGGAGGAGATGTAGACAAATGGAAAAGATTTGATAAAATCGTAGCTGTAGAACCTTCCGCCGAAAATATAGAGGAACTCGAAAGGAGAATACATTTACACAAGATGGAAAACAAAGTCAAGGTTGTGCAAGCGGGAGGTGAAGACACAGAAATCATCAAAGAGGCCGTTCAAGATTTTATGGGTAGAAAGGTGGATGTGATTTCTTTGATGATGAGCATGACATTCTTTTGGAAAACCTCGAACATGCTTGAAAAACTTATTACAACCGTCGATGAAAATCTGGCGAAACATGGTTCTATTATTTTTATAACGATGGACGGAGATACAGTAGAGGAAGTTTTTGAACCTTACTTTCCCAGTTATCGATATAATAAGCTCATCTTTAATCAAACAAAAGAAGATGAAGGATATGCAGTAGTAAAACTCCAACCGCGAGATGAAGTCAAAAAAGATAAAGGAAGGCAAGTTTGGATATATATTCAAGATTCTATTGTCGGGAAAAAAGCCAAAGCGATAGAACCCCAATTCAGAAATCTACCAATAATTCGTCCTCCACTCAGCGAATTAGTACCCATTCCTATTGAATATACAAAGTTACCCATCATATTTTCTCCTAAAAGAGTTCCACCCACAAAATCGCCTACTTCTAGTTCTAGTTCTAGTTCTAGTTCTGAATCCAAAATTGTCTTTCAGCAAGAATATTTGGTTCATTTGATGGATTTTGAAAGGCTATTATCTAAACGTAGAAAGATTGTTTCTAAAAACGTTTATAGAGCAGATCGGCAGATGTTCCTTACTGGATCTGAAAAGGGGTTTAGTTTAATGTATTCGTGGGGCATATACGAAATATCTGAAGGTCGTTCTTTTTTAGAGGATGAATATAGGCAATATAAATTGCTAAAGGATATTCGTTCTTCTATTATCGACAATTATGAAGATTCAGATGTGATACTTGAACAACTGTCGTATTTTCTATACGCAGTGAGCGAAACATATGGAAATCCTATAACACCTTTATCTTTATCGGATCCACTAACTCAAGATTTCCTCGCGAGATTGATGGATAACGGAATTAAAGAACAAGTGGCCATGGAAATAGTCCAACATATTCAAAAGAAAATGTCACATTTTCTTTCTCATCCTTCCTCTGCAACATTTTTACAAGAAGAAGACATTGCGAGACAAGGAAATGTGTTTACAATAGGTGAAGCCAATTTTTACATTGATCCGGATAGAATGTCGGTTATAGATTCGATGCTGTCCGAAGATACTCACCAAGAAAAAATATCCAAGATCTTAGCCATGCTTCTCAGGCATTATTCTATTTTCCATAATTTACGTCCCTTACATCTTCCTAAAGATTTTTATCATTTATTGGCTAAGAAATACAAAAAGAACTTAATCCTGGACGCTTACGCCACTCCACTGACAGCGCAAATGCAGATATTGGGAGAAGGGGAAGCACAACAATATTTTGCTTCTGTCTCTCCAGGTGTAGATAATCCTTTTGGTTCCGTCGGTTTTATACAAGATTTGTATCTTCCCGATTTTCCAGAAATATATACGACCATAGTTTCTTTTCCTCAATTGATCACCAATAACATGAGCGCATTAGCACGCAAATATCAAAAATGGTTGGAAGTAAACCCGGAAAACAAGTTTTTACGGATCATCTTTTTTGTTCCCAAAATCTATGAAGATGAAGAATTTTATATACAGAGTCAAAGGTCTAAATTTCTGGTCTTTGAGACAGAAATCATGTTCGATCAACCTTTCCATGTGTTTATATTTGAATCCCCGCGAACAAGAGGGGAAAGATACGAAGATCTCTTTGATATAGATTTCCAAAGTCAGCAACCCCAAGAAGAATTGCCTCGATATGTAAGAGACATCATCCAAGATATGAAATCTGAAGCCATATTATATACCCAAAAAGAAATCTACTTGAGCAACGAATAAACTAAATAAAAACATTGTACATATTTACATCTAAATATGTATCCGAGTTAAAACTTTCTATAATGTAAAAAAATGTCTATGGTACATTGCGAACCCGAAATTGGCACGGCAAGTTACTTGAGCTGGGAAAAAAATGGATATGAGGATTTTAAAATGGTAGCCATTTATACCATTGGAGATGGCAATTGTTATTTCCACGCTTTAACACATGCCTATTACATTCCTTACCGAACCCAATCCTTGCAAGGAAAGACGGTTAGTAGACGAGAAATTGTCCGTAATTTGAGAAATTCATTATCCGTTCGTTTGGGTGAACCTATAGACCCTCTAAATCCAAACGGTCCCACTTTTTACGACCAATTGAGTCGGGGAAAATTATACGAATTTGGAAAAAGTATTCCCGAATATTCCTTTGAAGAAATGAGAAAACGTTTAAGATCTTCTAGTGCTGTTGGAAATGAATACAACGAATTTGTTTCGGATCAACTGAATAAAGACATTTATATTTTAGATTTTGAGAAACAAGATATCTATATTACAGGAGATGATGATGATTTGCTGTATAAAGATCGTTCTTCCATTGTTTTGCTTTATATGCCGGGTCATTACGAATTGATTGGAATTCAAGATAAAAACGGTAAAACACAAACTTATTTTTCTCCTACACACCCCTTCATCCAGTTTCTCAAAAATAGAATGATTTTAGTTCGTCAATATTCGCCGAAAAGAGAAGCATAAAAATCGATAATCGAAAATCTTTCTTTCCATGTTGTCCCCCAAAAATGGATATTATACAAGATAACCCAGCGGATACAATATTTTCGGTGGATGTATTGCCCGAAATCTTGAGATGGTTAGAATTAGAATTAGAACGTGATACGTGTTTTTTATCAGAAGAAGATATGAAGATGGTAGGTGAGCGTTTACAGCAACGCAGCGATTTTGGAAAGGAAAAATATGGAAGTTTTCTACGCACCTTTAACGGTCGAGATTGTGAAATAGATGCACAACAAGAAATTATTGATTGTATTCAATATATGTTTCAATTGAGATTGGAAAATAGATCTCTATCCACAGAAACTATCAAGATGTTACAAACCCTTTTTAGACTTACGAACGAAATGGTGGAAAAAATGAAAAACAATCTGTGTTATAATATACTAAATTACATCAGTTACTAGAATCATGTCCACGAATCAGAAGTTGTACGCAAGCGGAAAAAAGTTGTACTATTTTGAGGAAGCAATTAATTGTATTGATACTGATAGAGACAAAAAACAGTGTCACGGTGCAGTATTGGTCAAGGGGAATAAAATCGTGGCCCGAGGAAGAAATCAATCTCGCAATCGTATAATGAAAACCAATGTGTGTTCAACGCATGCGGAGATAGATTGTTTGAATAATTTGATTGACACTGAGAGGTATCGGCATCTAAAACGTCGGGTTTTACTTGAAAAAGGGCGCTGCTATAGATGTAAAGAAGACAGATATATACATCGTGAGAAAGGTTTCGGACGAGGTTCGATTTTCCAAACCGTGTAAACATTGTCTAAAAATATTGCAAAAATGTAATATTAGAAGAATATATTATTCTGTATACAATGACAACGATCGTATATGTTATATGGTAGAGAAGGGAAGAGACGCGAAAACCAATCATATGTCGTACGGAGCTAAAAAATTTTATGGATATTAATCTTACTATCCTTCTTAATATATAATACACATTATATGTTAGATTTCCTTTTCCTAAACTACTTCTCAAAGAAAAAATGAAAATATTTAGAAGGAATATATAGGTTTACCTCTATATTGGTAACTTTAGATTACTACAAACGATGTCTGATCCCTCTCTCGATATTTCCGATGGTGTACCTTTTGCTCATTTATGCAAATGCTTTGAGTTGATGAGTACGGCCAAAACAGGCAAAACAAAGAAGAGATATTTATCTCTCTTTGTGGATGCCTATACCACTCGAACCCGTAATTTTTATCCAGTTCTTCGATTGATGACTCCGGAATCGGATTTGAAACGTGTTTTTGGAATCAAAGAACAAACGTTGGCCTCGATCGTTTTAGATGCTTATGGTCTTTCTGAAAGCAGTGAAGATGGAAAAAGATTACTGAAATGGCGCGAAGGAGAAGGCAACCTCCCAGCTGTCATTTATAGCCTGGTTTTGGCGCGGTCCACGGCTAAAAGTAGATGGACCTTGCAAGATATAAACCGATTTTTGGATGAGTTGGCCGAAGCTAAAGGGATGACGCAAAAGAAGTTGGTCTTTCGACAAGTGGTATCCAAACTCCAGGCCAACGAAGTGAAATGGTTGTGTAAGATTATTTTGAAGAAACTCCGATATGGAACTTCTTTAGCACCGCTTTTAGAAACTTTTTGCCCACACGCTGCTGATCTTTTTACTTTCCGAGCTGATTTAGAGCATGTCTGTGGACAAATAGAAGATCCCGATTTTGAAATAGAAGAAGCGATGGAATTGGAACTATTTGTTCCTTTTCAGCCCATGCTTTCAGCCCGACAGCGACCTCTGGATATACCCAAACATATGGATCCTCCCTATTTTGTAGAAACCAAATATGACGGAGAACGTGTATTGATACACATTCAAAAGAAGAAAACTCGAATCTTTTCCCGTTATCTTCAAAACTCCACGTCCTTATACACCAAACTTATCCGAGAAGTTCGACGGTCCTTGGGTAAAAGCGTGAAGTCTTGTATACTTGACGGTGAGTTGCTGGTGTGGGATAAGGAAAAGAAATGCATTGAACCCTTTGGAGGAGCTAGGGGTATTGCAAACAAGGGAAATGAAGAAGATGAGAAACATTTCTTTGTCAAAATTTTTGATATATTGCATTTGAATGGAGACGATCTTTTACAGCATGCTTTATACGAACGAAAAGATATTCTCTACAAAAATATTCAAGATATACCAACTCGAGTGGAAACAGTGAAACACGCGGAATGTTCTACCATTGAAGAAGTTGTAACCCTTTTTAATCAAGCCGCCGAGGAAAAGGAAGAACGAATCGTGGTGAAAAACCCTCGTAGTCCTTATATGCCCAACATCAGAAGCAAAGATGCTTGGGTCAAACTCAAGCCAGATTTCGTTTCCAATATTGCCTCGGACCTCGATGTGATTATTTTAGGCGGGTATTATGGAAATGGTAAAAAATCGGGAGGAAAGCTCTACAGTTACTTGGTTGGAGTTCAGAATTCTGATGGGACACAATACCATCCGGTAGGTAAAGTCGCTACAGGTCTTACGGAACGGGAAAGAGATTATTTGCTAGAGGAATTAGAAGAAGATTGGGTATGTGAAGTACCCGAAAATGTCATACCAGGATCCGACACACCCGATTTATGGATTGACCCTGAAGATTCTCGTGTGTTGGAAATCCGAGCTATGCAAATTATTCCCTGCGACAAACGTCCTTCCGGTGTAACTTTTCGCTGTCCGCGCATAGAAAGGGTGCGTTACGATAAAGAGTCGGAAGGTATTATTACCTTGGAACGCTTGCAATCTCTTACTCGGGAAGCAGCCGAGATGGACGAGTCGGGGATGAAATCTAAACCTAAACCTCTATCCCGTAAGAAAATTTATACACCTCTCACCACTCCTACAGATGTAACAGATACAAAAATCACATCCGAGCTTTTCAAAGATCAAGTGTTCTACGTTTGTGGGAACGCTTGGAAGAAAGAAAAACGGCAAGAATTGGAACGCACGATTCATGAACATGGCGGCATTTTCCATCAGAACTATAATCTTAAAGTAAACTATATTATCGCGGAATCCGAGACTGCTCAACTCAAGGGGATCATAGAAGAATGCAAGAAAAGAAACGAGATGATAGGCCGGGATTGGGATTATCATTCTATGAAAGTCGCCGAACTGAAAGAACAATTAAGAAAACGTTATCTCAAGTTATCTGGAAGGAAATCCGACTTGATTGAAAGATTAGAAGAAAACGACAAACGTTTACACCCGATATATGTGGTAAAACCGGATTGGTTAAAAGAAAGCGTTAAACATCAAACGTTTGCGAAATGTAACGAAGAAAATATGTGGAAATAAATCCTCACTCAAAAAAAAGCGCCAATATGAAAATGGGACGGTCAAAGCATTGTCATGATAAAAAAGTTCACGTAAAAGTTTGTCAAATTCCTGGACCTCCAGGTCGTCCAGGTCCTCCAGGTCGTCCGGGTCCTCCAGGTCGTCCGGGTCCTCCAGGTCCCACGGGAGATGTTGGAN